TCTTGGCTCGTACTGAATTGTCATTAGTTCCACCAGTACGTCTTAGCCTCCAATCTACCCTCGTAAAAGAATTAATTTGATTTTCTGATATTAAAAAATTAACTGGGCCACCTTGAGAATCAGAGCCAAAACTTCTTCGTGTCACATAACCAGTATCTGTAGAATTAGTTGTGCTTGTTCTTGTTAAAGTTAACCCCGTCACATTAGCAAAATTGGATACGGGGTTATCGTCTGAGGGCGCATTTGTAGCACTTGAGGTAACAGTTTCTGTAGCTGATACGTTTGAGCCACCACGATAAAAATCCGTTAGACTTCTAGCACCAGAAGTTACACCAAATTCGGCCGCAATTTGATTAAGACTTATTGCCCCTGTTTGTTGAAGTGATGACATTATAGAGATCCTGATGCAGTCACATCACCCACAACCGTTAAGTTACCACTTTGGTCTAACTTCATTTTGTTAGAGTTATTATATGCAAAGAATAAATTACCACCGCTTAATTTTATTTCCCAATTACTAGAATTTGTGTCTGTGGCAGTGGTGCTAAAAAGAATATTTGGAACGCCAACAAACCCTGTACCATTTGGAGCAAGCGTTATATTACCATTGGCTCCATCTGTTATTTGCATAGAACCTGTTGTGGAGTTTCCTGTTTTTAATATAAGATCATTATCTCCATTACTAGCAATGTTTGCAGCAGCATTATTGTCTCCAACCCTTACAGTATCTGCATCGAGTTGCACATCTCCTGTGCCGTTTGGTGCTATAACTACGTTTCCATTGCTTGCGCTTGTTATACTTTGACCATTTACATCTAAATTTCCCGATAATTGGGGAGTAGTATCCTCCAACAAAGTAGAAATACTTGCTCTTACAATAGCACCGCTTCCCAAACCGTCTGCATATATCCAGCTTGTTTGCCCAGCTATGACGTTCACACTCGCACCAGACCCTTGTGTAAAGGTTGCCGTTTGGTTGGTATTGTTAAAAACTAGAAATACTTTTGCTTGATTATTTGGACTTATTGTTATTGTGTTTGTGCCTGACGGAGAACCACCTAAAATTAAAACTTTATAGCCACCATCAGATAAAGACCCATCACTTGTGGTTAGAGTAGTGGTTGTCCCCGATAAAGTAATTGCTCCAACACCATTAATAGCTCTATCAATTATATCAAAGTTAAGATTGGTCGTAGTACCCCAAGTACCAGACTGTTCTCCAGACCCAGGTTTTTCTATACCTAAGTTAGCTGTATATGTACTTGCCATTAGGCGGCCTCCTCATCCCAATCTGGGTTTTGATTGGGGATAGCTGTTGAGTAATTAGGGTTTTGACTAATTGCTACATTAGTGTAGTTAGCTGTGTTTCCTGTTACATTATTATAACTTGGTGTTTGGCTCACATTTACCTCTGAATATCCCGTAAATTGGTTAGGAATAATTGATCCATACACCAACACAGTACCAATATTTCCTGTAATTGACAATCCTGTTACAAAAAAGACAGCATCTAAAGCAAACGTTAGGGCCGATTCACCTAAAACAAAACCAGTAGCACTAACTCCTGTTACATCTACTGTAGTAATTAACTCAATAGTCTCATCACCAAGACTACTTGTAGCCGCTGCACCAGTTGGGATTACTACAGAACTTGCAGTAACTGTCTCATTACCTAAAGCTGTAGTAGCCTCCTCCCCTGTTACGGGTACAACAATAGACAAGAAAACTGTTTCATTACCCAACGATGCGGTAGCTTCTTCTCCTGTGACTGCTACTGTAACAGATATACTTACTTCTTCATCGCCTACAGAGCCTGTAGCTTCCTCCCCTGTAAGTGTAAGATTAGATGTGCCTGTTGCAGTAAGACTACCTGCAACACCAATCGCAATGATATTGTCGTTGGTTACAGAAACAACTGTTGATAGCGATATGCTTTCATTGCCAAGTTCTGTAGTACCTTCAACGCCCGTAGGTACAACGTTAGAATCAACAACAACCGTTTCGTTGCCAACAGAACCTGTGGCACCTACACCCGTTGCCATAACGGGAATGATGACTTCTTCATTACCAAGGGCAGTATTACCAACTACACCTGTTGTAATAGATACATTAGCATCAGCCGTTACAGATTCATCACCTAGATTGCCCGTGACCGCCTGACCCGTGACGCCAGATATTCCAGCACCAATGATAGTAGGTGAGCTAACATTAGAGGTAGCATTTGCACCTGTTGGTATAACAACGGCTGTGCCTGTGACTGTCTCATTGCCAAGTGCTGTATTGGCTTGTAGGTCATCCCCTTCAATAACAACAGTAACATTTGACGTAGTTGCTACTGTCTCATTGCCAACAGCACCTGTTGCAGATACGCCAGAAGGCGTGGCTATAGCGTTGAGTTCTGTGCTTACACTTACGGAAGTTACATCTATTAATTCATCTTGATAATGACGTAATCCATTCGTTATAGTGCCTGACCATGCTGTAAGGTTTTGAAGATTGGTATCAGATTGTCCACCAGCAACACTGTTACCAAAACCTTGACCCCAACCACCCTCATTACCTCCCGCAAAAAGCCCTGCACCGCCAGCACCTAATGCGGCAGAGGTGCTTTCATCTATGATAAGTTGACCATCTATAAATAATCTTATTCTTCCTTGACTTGACGGTTTTATATCCCAAACAAGAGTGTGAACACCGCCATCAAAAAATTGAGATAATTCAGAAATAGGTATGTTTTTTAGAGCATTATTTGCAGTCGCTGTTTGAACTGAAGATTGACCATCACCAGCCCTATAACGTAAATTATATACGTTACTTATTTTGGCTATACCTAGAAAAGTGCCGTGGAAAGCACCACCCATATCAAAGAGACACTCTGCCCCACCAGAAAAAGAACTTGGTAATTGAGCTTCTCCTGCAAAGGTTGAATTAGTACCACCAAAGTTACTTGTTATTGCAGTTCTAACTCCAAATGTATTGTCTAAGGTAAGACCAAATTCAGGGTTGAAGTTATTTTTTGCCTCGACCCCTGTGACAGAAACTACTACAGCAACACCAGTATTTACAATTTCATCACCAACTTGCCCTGTGGCAGATACTCCTGTTGGGGATACTGTTGCACTTGCTGTTACTGTCTCACTTCCAAGTGCAGAGGTAGCTGATACTCCTGTGACTTCTACTGTCTTTGGTAAAGATACAGTTTCGTTGCCCAGACTTGTAGTACCAGCAACGCCTGTGACTGCAAAGGTTGCATCCGCAGTAACTGTTTCATTACCTAGAGAAGTAGTTCCAACCACTCCTGTTTCGATAACAAGCGCACTAGCTGTAACAGTTTCATTACCAAGTGCAGATGTAGCACTAACTCCTGTAACTGCGACTGTTACATCGGTTCTACCAACGGAGGCAAAAGCGTCTTCAGCAAATGTTAATACGCCAAAAAACATCTAGCCTCCTACGCTAAGTCTCCAAACACCGTGTAACAAAAGGGAGCATCTCTATATGAACCGTCATATATGTAAACATTATCTCTACTAGTAGTGGTGTTATTTTCTTTAGTGCTTACTATATCATTTACAGAAAATCCAGCTTGTGTTCCTTGTGATGAAAATCCAGTATTTCCAAATCCATTTGTAAAATTTACTAAACACTGCCCCGTAGTTTCATCCGTAATTGATGCTACGTTAAACGTATCTCCTGTCCATACCCCAGCAGTATCACTTTCTAAAGTTTCGTCAGAAGTCCAACATTTCGCCAACCCTTGCTGTAAATTAGTACTAACTGCACCACCTTCACTAGTTACATCTATTGACCCAGCAGTGGTTACACCTTCAAGTTCGTCTACTTTAAGTTTGCTTGCCATTATGCGAGGTCTCCAAATTCTACGCTATTCATATTAGCTGTATCTATTCTGGTAAAATTATAATTAGAATTTAACAATGTTACAGTGGAAGTTGTATCTGGTGTTGCGTTATTTCTACTTGTGTTACCAGCACCGCCAGATTGAACAAAATCACTATATCCACCCATACCCGCATATACAAATGTATTATTTGCCATATTGTTTATAAACACATGAGTGGCTTCTCCCCCACCTACATCAGAGGCACTTGAAATATTAAAGCTGTCTGTAATTGCTGGAGTGTTACCATTAAACTTTAACCATGCTTTAGCTGCATGTTGCTTAGTCAACGCAACAGGACTAGTGCCATCCTTTGCCGCAATGCTATCTACATTTAATACACTGGTCATACTATACTCCAATATCCATTAACAGTAACCGTAGCACTCTGTGTAATAGGTCCTGCTGACATACCATTCTCATCACTATCTATTGTAATGTCATTGCTTATTGTCTGACCATTAAGACGTATGATACTGTTGTTACCTTTAAATGGATAACGTGTATCTGATTCAGTCTTGGTGTAATTACCTTGAATGTTAAACACATCATACACAACCATCTCAATGACATCACTAGCTGATGCCCCTGTTGTTAATGTTACAGATGTTCCATTAGTTGCGGCATAGTCTGTGGTAGGTTTTAGTAGCACACCATTCTGATATACATCCATGTACATACCATCTGTGTACACAAGGACATTAGAACTGCTGTCACTTCCTGAGAATACTGTTTGATTTGCACTAGCTGTGTATAAGAAGCGTGTGCGTACACCGTTAGTTGGGCTTTTTCCTATGTATGGCATTACGCTAAGTCTCCGTGACCCATTGTTGAAACATTTGATGAATCTTGTAAACCCGGAATAGCCTGACTATAACTATTAACTCTTAGGCTTCCTGTGGCCATACCCCCAAAATACATATTGAAGAAATAAGCAGTGTTGGCTGTACTGCTTCCTTGACTTAACATATTGCCAGCGTAGGTAGCATTACCAAAAGAGTTAGTCCAAGAGGTGGTGTACTGACCTGTGCCGTGGTCTGTGGCACTACTCGTATTCAGTGAATCATTTAATGTTGTACCTGAACCGCCATAGTTAGCCCAAGCCTTCGCACTACCATTTGCTACATACGACAAGCCAACGGAGTTATTACCACTGGCATCTTTTAGTGTATCTACTCTTAATTCGCTTGCCATTATGCTAAGTCTCCTGACATCATCGTATTAGTAAACTCAGAATCAGCCCTGTTGGTAGTATAATCCTGACCAGTGTTTATTTGCAAAGAACTGGTTGCATTTGGTATGACAGAACATTCTCTATCAGAATACGCTGTATTTGAACAGGCACTACCAGATGTACCTGCTTGAGCGGCACTTAAATTATTAGTTAAAGTTTTAGTGTAGTTACCTCCACCATTATCTGTAGCACTAGATACGTTAAAGCTATCTCTTAAACCAAATGTAGAACCATTCAAATCCATCCAAGCCTTAATAAGACCCTGTTGCAAGTTAGTTGTGGCAGTACCTTCTGCTACAATATTAGTAGAACCACTGGCTATTACATTAGCTAAATCTGATGCTCTACTCATGCTAAGTCTCCGTGATATACAGCATTAATCCAATTTGAATCAGTGTCTGAACCAGATGGATTACTTGTACTCAAATTATGTCTTCCTGTACCATCCGTGCTATCTGCGTTCCTTACTTCAGAATCTGTTCGGTCATATGTAAAAGTTTTTACTCCACCAGATGCATACGCAGAAGAAGACGTAGAGGCATAATTTGCATTTGCAAAATTATTATTGATAAATATTGCATAGTTTCCTGTTCCTGAATCTGTAATGCTTGTAATATTTAAAGAATCTAGTGTAGATATAGTATCTGTTCCATGTAAGGTGTGCCAAGCCTTCGCCAACCCCTGAACAACGGAAGTAGTTACAGCACCGCCATCAGAGTTAACTGTGCTGATTGCGTCTGAATTTAATCCATCACCTCTAACTTGTGTTAGTGCCATAGCCCATTCCTATGCGTAAGGACTAGTTCCTAGCAAACTTGTATCCCATGCGGCTTTTAGTTCTGCAATCGTTGTTGCATTTGTGATAGCACTAGCTGCTGGAGCATTACGAAGATTAGTTTTCTTTGTTACACTTGCCGCTTTTGCAGTTGCATCATCTGCTTCTAATGCTTTCATATACACTACATCTTCTGCTTCAAGCAAAGGTGCGCGAACTTCCCTAATTTTATCTTTAAAAATGTTTTTCGCAGTAGCTAAATCTTCTGATATTACGTTACCAGAAAGTGTCCAAGCACCACGAAAATGACGGTCAGACGGCTTAGTAACACTAGCGGAATTAGCTTGATTGCCGTCCTTATCTACTATGTATGTTGTTACAGCCATCTAAATCTCCTTTATGCGGCTAGTTCTTCAGAGATACGCCAAGCGTTTCTCCACTCTCTTGTTGCAGGAAGTTGATTCTTCCTACAGATAACCATCTTTGGACGATTACCTTCATCCCAATTCTTCCAAACGTGTTCTGGTATGTCCTTCTGAATTAAATATTCTATTGCTTGTTCCTCTGTCATTGCCTCGATAGGTTCTGTCTGATGCAACAGATAACCACGAGTATGTTTCTTGAAGTCAGGTTGTGCTTCATCCTTCTTTAATTCCCAATATACCCAAACAGGCGGCAATATACCACCCTGTAAAGCACAAGCCATCCAATTTGGGTCAGGCACAAGTATCTTTGCACATTCTTCTATGTTGTCTTCATATACTACACGGTAGTCTGATTGTACTCCGTCTAGGTTTTCTTTAGCCCAGCATAGTCTGTCAAATAAATGTGTGCCTTTGAATTGTGGTGTATTCATTGGTTATCCTATTGCTGTTATTTGTAGTGAAGGTGGATGAAGTTGAGAAGAACCTACTCCATCAAAATAATAAGTTTCGTGAAGTTTAGCTTCAGTCGTACTAGAATATTCTCTACCTTGTATCTTTATAGTTTTTGGAGTTGTCCAACTTGTAAGTGCGCCAGTGTTAAAATCATTAGCACTAGCATTACATTGAAATGAAGCAACAATTGTAGTGTGATGTCCATAGACAGTGTTTTGACCCGTGGTAAACCTACGATAAATTATTTCATTATCATCAAGATAAACTCGTCCGTTTACCATAGCATTACCGTCACCCCTAGCTAACATAAAATTGTATGTATAAATTACATTTTTTGTACCTTCAGGCGGTGTATAAGTTATGCTACTACCTGTTATATCTGCATAACTCGTAGTCATATTTTGCGCACCAGTAACATTTTCTAATGTATATGAACCACTTAAAACTTCAAAAGTTTGTCCAGCACATACACCACCAAACATCTCAAGCACTCTACCAGTGCCTTTAGTATTATCTGCTAACAGGAGATTGTCTACTTTCAAAGTACTCATGCTAAGTCTCCGTGAACTGATGCAAACATATGTGATGAATTAATGTAAGCAACTCCAGATTCATTAAATGCGGCAATTTCAAAATTTTCAGAAGTTGGGTCTGTTTGGCTAGGACCACCACAATTATATACTGTTCTTGCGGTAGTAGAGTTTCTACCATTTACAGATATTGAATAATTTACATTAGCCATGTTATTACTAAATCCTATGCGATAATCGCCTGTACCATTATCAATTATCACCGCACAATTCAGTGAACCTCTATCATAATCTCCAACTGCCCCTGTAGAAGTACCATCAAAGTTAATCCAAGCCTTCGCCAACCCCTGTTGCAAAGATGTTTGCGTACTACCATTCTCACCTGTTACAGTAACAGCATTAGCAGAGGTCTTGCCTGAGATTTTATCTACTAAGATTTCACTCATGCTAAGTCTCCAAATATTGCAGTGCTTACATATGTTGCGTCAACATTTGCGCTGTAAGCAACATTAAACGCTCGCCACGCATACTGGCTTGATGTGTTAGCAAACGTAGAGTAAGGTAATGATATTTCATAAGCTGTTGTATTTGACGTTCCTCGCTCTGCTACAGATGAATAATCAGCGTTATTCATACTGTTTGTGAAGCCTAAAGTTGTTGCTCCAGACCCACCGTCTGTGATTGAGGTAATGTTAAAACTGTCTCTGTTAGACTGTGTGCCTGACATGTTAGTGTTTGCCCAAGCCTTTGCAGCATGTTGATTAGTCAGCGTAACTGCACCACCAGCAGAAGTTTGTATTGTTGTTACCTTTAGCGTACTCATATTATCACCAACGTACCGCCATCTTCTACTTGTAGCGTGATGTTAGAGTTAACTGTTATTGGGCCTGTAGCACTTGCATTCTCTGCGCCACCTATCGTGACATTAGCACCTACAGTCTTATCATTTACACGAAACATACCACCACCAATAAAGTCAGACTTATTAGCTGTCGGGGGTGTGACTGTAGCTATATTAAGACCAAGAAAGTTTACAAAGATATTGCCAGTACCTGTTGAAGGTGCAGTACTAAAGCTAAGTGTTGTACCACTTACGCTATACTTGTTTGTGTCTTGAATAACGCCATCTACAGAAACAACAATATCCTGGTCGTTTCCTACTGTTCTAGATAATGTAAAAGAGGTGGTAGAATTGTTTCCATTAAATCGCTCTACGGATGGAATATCTACAAAGTTTGCTGTTGGTTGACCACCGATATAAGGCATAACATCTCCTATGTACTTATAGCATCAACAACAGATATCCACGCATCCACACTACTTGCCGTATTACTTATAACCTTCAAAGCGTCCCCACTCACCAAGGTTATTCTTGCGCCACCATCTAACACCTGTAAAGTACTACCTGTTGGTATAGGTGCATTTTTTATAATGTAATAATCAGCACTACTAACTGTGATATACACACTTACCAGTATCTGCGAGGTATGCACGTTTGCAAGATTGATACCTATGATAGCATCATCTGAATTAGCTGTTCGCAAGGTACTAGCAGATGTTCCTATATTTCTTGCTATGCTTCTTTCAAAGTCCTGTGCCATTATAACACCATTGCCATTGCTGTTGCGAAAGCGGCTGTTGTACCACCGCTTGTAATACCAAGATTAGATGGCGTAATTTTCTTTAACACTCCGCCATCATCTACAAGAACAAAGTCTGCATCACCGCTTGATGTTGTAGTGCTGGGTGTATCTGAGTTTCCTGTTGTGAGAACAGTGCCAGAGGCATCGGGTAATGTAATGGTGTTATCTTGAGTGGGTTCAGTGGCGTTTAATAATGTTTCAAAGTTATCAACATTAGAACCTTCAAAGTTTACGCCATTGCCATTGTTAATAAATATACCTTCATTAAACTGTACTCTGTCATAGCCAATTTCAATGACGGTAAATTCTGTGCCTCCATCACTAACTTTAAGCTTCATTCTGCCTTCTTCGCTACCAGCAGTAGTACCACCTAAGACAGTTTCTATTTCAGCTAAAACTATTTCAGTTCCTGATGCGTTGTTACCAGTAAATTGAATATGACCAATGCTATCACCACCAGTTGGACTAGCACTGTTTCTAAAAAGTTTTAAAGTCGGGTCTTCTGATGAACTAGCATCTGTCGAGGTAAGGGTAAGGTCGCCTGTTATACTTGCGCCATCACTTGTTGTTTGTAATTTAGTTGAACCACTGTAATAAAGATAAACTGCGTTATCGGTTAAAGATATATTATTATTTCCACCAGCCCTAATATATAAATTTCCAGTTCCTCCTTCGTCTATATAAGAATTTGACCCATCATGATATATTTCTAAATCTTGAGAAGCACCTAATCGTATTTTCTCATTATCGCCTACATCAACGCCATCACTGGTAAGCACTCCTGTTACTTCAATTCCAGTGCTACTAGTTGAAAACTTGAGATTATTGTTATGCCTTAATTGTACTGCGCCATTTTTAATAAATTTAGCCATAACTGTCGATGGTGTATCAATTTGAACAAAATCACCATTTGTCCTCATAACGAGTTGACCCGTACCATTTTCTTTTATAACAGAATTAGCACCATCGTGATATATCTCTAAATCGCTACCAGTACCAAACACCGCCTTAACATCATCGCTAAATGTCAAGTTACCACTGGTCTTTGTATCTGCGACATCACTGCGTAAGAATGATGTACTGTCCACACTATCAAGAGTAGTTGCGTTTACATTGGTAAGGCTAGACCCGTTGCCATTTGTAAGTAGAACAGTGCCACTGGCATTGGGTAGTGTAATGGTGCGGTCTGCTGTGGGGTCAACTACGGTGAGGGTCGTTTCATGTGCATTGCCTGTTGCACCTTCAAATATAAGATTAACGCCCTCCATTAGTTGAATATCACGATTTAGAAATTGTGTGTTAGTATTTCCCCCAATTTGAATAATAGGAACTTCAGTTCCTGCCTTCATAACACGAAAGTTTATGCCTCCATCTTCGGTAGCATCTGTCACATCTCTGGAAGTTGCTTGTATTTGTGCATATACTATCTTTTCACCAGCACTGT